TGCTGGTGTAATGGGTGAGGCTGGCCCTGAAGCAATCATGCCACTTGCTCGTGATGGAACAGGCAAACTTGGTGTTCGTGGAGGATCAAGTGGAGGTGGTATCAATATCGGTGCAATCAATGTACAAGTAAAGGGAAATGACAAGCAATCACCAAGTCAACAAGGTCAACTTGTTGGTGAGGCAATCAAGAAAGAACTGAAATCATTTGTTCGAATGGAAGTACAAGACATGCATAGAGCTGGTAATTCACTAAATCAAACAAAAAGAATAGGATAATACTATTAGTGATTCCGTTTCAACTTTACTCCCTATGGTGTACACTTCTTTCTACAAGGAATATCTAAATGAGCAATACAGTAATGCCACTAACTACTCTAATCAGTCAAACTTCACAGATGAAGCGAGAGCCTCGACTGATCACTGCTAAGTTTGGTGATGGCTATGAACAAAACACTCCAGATGGCATCAACTTCGTAAAAGAAGTTTGGAATGTAACTTGGGAAAATCTTACAACTGCCGATTGTACAACTCTTGAAAATACTTGGAAGACAACTCGGTATGGATGCGATTATGTAACTTGGACACCACCTTTGCCACCACCACTAAATAGTCAAAAGAAATATCGTATCGTATCACTCGACTTGGTACCTGATAGTGGTACTCTTTACTCTTACAATGCAGTCGTTGAGCAGGCATTCGACATATGACAATTCAACAAGAAATACAACTTCAAGCAACTGATGCAATCGTCGAACTATTCGAACTTGATTGTACAATGTTAGGTGGTACAGTGTATCGCTTTAGCCCACAACTTGGTGCAAACAATCAACCAGTCGTGTTCAATAATAAAACTTGGAACCCACTACCAATCATGATTGAAGGCTTGAACTATTCAGGTTCAGAAGCTCCAGCAAAACCAAGCATCACTCTAAGTAATGTATCAAAAGTAATGCTACCAGCAGTAATCAATCAAGGTGACATCATTGGTGCAAAACTTACAAGATGGCGAACATTTGCTAAATATCTTGGTACCGGTTCACAACCAAGTGGTACATCATTTCTACCGCGAGACATATGGTACATCGAAAGAAAAGAGCATCATAACAAAATGTCAATCAAATGGATGCTTACTTCAGAACTAAATAGAGCTAATCGCAAACTACCTCGTCGACTATTTCTAAAGCGAGACTTTCCTGGGTTAGCAAATGCCAGAATATAACACACTATCACCTTACAAAAGTAAAACATTGTTGCAAACCGACATCAGTTCAATAAAAGAAATCGCTCTTCAAAGATGGCCACATGAAATGTGTGGTGTACTTACAAAAGAAGCTGGCTTTATTGAATGCCCTAACATTTCAACTGACACAACTCGACATTTCGAGATAGACACTTTACATTTCAGAAGACTTCAAAAAGCATACTCTATAGTCGGTTTGGTACATAGCCATACTCGTCAAAATGGTGTCGATTATGGGCCAGCTGCAACACTTGATCCACGAACACCAAGTCGTATGGATGTCAATACTCAAAAAGCTCTTGGCATACCTTTCTACATTGTTGCAACTGATGGCTCAATGGTAACTGAGCCACTTTGCTATCCAGGTGATCCTGATGCTCCACTTTACAATAGGCCCTTTATCTACTTCGTAAATGATTGCTTTACACTTGTTCGTGACTATCATTGGCAAAAGTTTGGCATCAAACTCGACTTACACCACCCTAAGTTCGATTGGTGGAATGGAGGGAATGGTGGTGTAACAATACCTTTCTATGAAATGCATTTCGAAGAATGGGGTTTCAAAAAAATCGAAAGGTATCAACTTGAAGTTGGTGATGTGATTGTAATGGGAATGAAAGCTCGTGGCAATCACCTCGGCATCTTCACTGAAGACTATAATATCTTACAACATGTAATGGATCACCCATCAGGCGAAATCCCAATGAACAGATGGGATAGCTACATTCAAGGCTATCTAAGGCATAAAGACAAACCATGAGAAAACGACTTGTAACAATAGCAGGATCACTATCAGAACAATTTCAACCTATTGAACTGTATGGTGACACGATGGTGCAACTAATGCAGGGGTTGTTTCACAACTATCCTGACTTCTACAACAAATTCTTCGAACTAAATGAATGGGTTGTTGTTGTAAAGCATACCGGTTCAGAAGTAGAAAACTACCTTGATCAAACAATGTTCGATGGTCTACTTGAACTTGGTGACTATGATGAAGTAATTCTAACTCCTAAAGTCGAAGGATCATTCTTTCTTGTACCATTGATCTTAGCGGCAATGTCTGCTATCGGTTCAGCGGGTGCTGCTGCAGCGGGTGCTGCTCTTGGTACTGTTGCTGCAGGTGCAGGTTCAATGGCTGGCTTTGGTGCTGTGGCTGGTGCTCTTGGTACAGTTGGTGCTATCGCAGTGTATGCAGGTTCAGCTGTAATGGTACTTGGTGCAATGTACGGCTTACAAAAAGCATTTGCTCCATCAATGCCTAAAGTCAATAACCCATCAGCAGTGTCAGGTGGCGAAAGCCCATCATTTATCTACAACACTCCACCTAATGTAACTGAAGCAGGAAATCCTATACCACTTGCATATGGGGTATGTCGAATAGGTACAACAGTAATATCAGCAGGACTACACACTAAAAAAACGGGTCAATAGAATGATAGATCAACTAAAAATCAGAGGTGCGGGTAAAGGTGGTGGCGGTGGCCATACTCCTGTCGAATATCCTGACACTCTTTCTTCAACTCAAACAGCAATGGTGCTTGGTGCATTATGCGAAGGCCCAATAGAAAGCATTGATGAAGTGTACTTCGACGACACTCCTATTAGCAGCTATAGTGGTGCAAAATGGAAATGGAGAGCAGGTGAGAGTTCACAAGAATACATCAAAGGCTTTAGCAATACAGAAGCTGTCAATCAAATAGGTGTCGAGCTTCGTAAAGGAGTACCTATTTCAAGAGATGTTGCCTCAGGTAATGTCGATGCTGTCGACATCACTGTTCAACTCAACTCACTATTCCATGTGGAAGATGATGGTGACATGGTCGGGTATCAGGTAACATTTCAAATCCATACACGAATAAATGCAGCATCACCATGGGTTGTATGGAACAATGGCAAAAATGGTAAAGTATGGGTTAGCGGTAAAACAATGTCTGCTTATCCTATTAGCTGGAGGGTCAACAAGCCAGGTGGCGGAATAAATGACATTTGGGGATGGAAGATAACTCGTCTAACCGGGAATGATCCTACCAGCAAATACCAATCAGTGTCAATGCTCAGTTTGGCAAATGAAGTCGACTACAAAAAACATAGCTATAACAACACTGCTTTACTTGCAATCGAAGCATCAGCAAAAAGTACTGGTGGCAAAACACCTCGGGTCAGTGCTGATGTACATGCTCAACGGGTTTTTGTACCTAACAACTACAATCCTAAAACTCGAACTTATGCTGGTACATGGAATGGCGGCTTATCAACAGGAAGACTTTATTGCAACAATCCTGCTTGGGTAATATATGACATTCTTACTTCAACTCGTTTCGGTATGGGAATTGATCCCAGTCGTATCGATCTTTATAGCTTCTACAATGCAGGTGTCTACAATGATGGGTTGGTAACTTATTATGACACAGATAAAGCAAAAACTATCACTGAGCCTCGCTTCAGCTTCAATGGTGTACTTCAAACATGGGAAGATGATTGGCAATTCGTTCAAGTAATTGCCGCAACATTTCACTCAGCTATCGTAGACATTGGTGGGTACATCACTTGCTTTCAAGATAGGCCAACACCTATCACAGCAATCTTCAACAATACAAATGTAATTGATGGGATGTTCGAATATGCAAGTAACTCAATTCAAGAACGACATACTGTATGCAATATCACTTACAATGATCCTGATGATAGGTTCAAACAGCGAATAGCAACAGAAGAAGCAGCTCAATCGTACTTCGACAAATATGGCTATAACTCAACTGAAATAGCAGTACTTGGTTGTACTTCAGAAGGTCAAGCAAGAAGATCAGCTAAATGGCTACTTGAGACTGAGCTTGCAAATTCAGAACAAGTCGTCTTTCGTGTTGGTTTGGCTGATGCATATCTTCGCCCAAGTCAAGTAATTGGTATCGTCGATGAATACTATGCAGGTACTGCTCAAGGTGGAAGAATAGTAACAAGTACAACAACTGCTATTGGGTTCGATAGAACAATCACTTTGCCAGCAGGTATCAGTAAAATATCTTGCTTACTTGCAGATGGTGTAACTCTTGAAGAAAGAGAGGTTGCTCAAGCAGGCGGTGACTTCAGTACAATCACTGTACTTTCGCCATTCAGTCAAATCCCAATAGTTGGTACACCTTGGATCATATCATCACCAACTATTCAAAAAAGGCCATTTCGTATCGACAAAATCACATTGCTCAATTCAGAAGACAAACACCTTCTTGAAGTACAAGCAACATTCTATGACGAAAACAAATGGGCTCGTGTCGAAGGTGGGGTAATCAAACCTGCTGGGGTGTTCAGTAACTTGAACTATGCAACCTGTTCACCACCAGTCAACCCAATAGTGGAAATAGCAGGTGTATCACCAGTTGGTTCAACTGAAAGCTACAATAACCTAATACTAAGTTGGTCGCAAGGTGATGCAGTCAATGCTTACACTTACAAAATCGCATACACATACGAAAATGATGCGATGATAGAAGTCGATAACTTACTTGTACCTAACACCACTATTGAACGAGCAAAAGATGGGTTGTACACTTTCTGGATCTATGCGAGAAATGCTGGTAATGTAATGTCGCCAGTACTTTACTGGCAATATGTGTTAGGAAGTTCAGGTCAACCTGAGCAACCACCTCCACCTCAACCTTACAATACTTTACAACCAGTAACTAATCTTTACATAAAAAGTACGACTTCAAATGTGTTCAACACTCTTGACGCAGTAATCACCTGGACAGATCCTAATCCAGTTGGTGGCTTTGGTCTACCAACATTGAAGCAATATCGTGTCGAAATCTACAACTCTTCAGGTTCAACACTTCGTAAAACATATGTAACTGCAGTGCCAGAGTTCGTGTACGACTATTCTTCAAATAGAACTGACTTCGGTACACCAACACGATCATTTCAAGTAAAAGTGTACTGTATCGACACATCAATGAATGCAAGTGTTGCTACAACTAATACCTTTACAAATCCTGCTCCTGGTCAACAATCAGTACAGATCATTTCAGGTATCGATGTTGTTAGCTTCAACTTTACTACTGCTCAGGAAGCAGATCATAAAGGCTATGTAATCCATCGCGACACGAATGCAAACTTTACACCAAGTACTGCAAACAACATTTACATTGGTGCTGATAATGCAATGATGCTTCGTGCAAATTCTGGTACGACTTACTACTACAAAGTTGCTGCTTATGATCAATTTGGCCAGGATAGTCTAAACTATTCAGGTGCAATCACTTCGACAACTGCAAGTTCAAGTAATTATAACTTTACTTTCAGTGGCCTAACATTTACACCAATCAAATCGACAAACACTGTCAATTGGACGACAGGTGTTGCATCAGTACTTTACAATGATGTTGTTAGCAACTATAACATTGCTGCAGGAAGTGCTACATGGTCAGGTGGTACTGGGTACATTTACTATAAAGCTGGCGAAAGTCAACTTCGCTATTCAACTGATCTTCTTATTGCAAATAAAGCAGGGCAGAATATCATTGCAGTGTACAAAGGAGGTTCAGATCTTCAAGTTGGAAATGGTAAACCAATCATTGATGGTTCAACTATCATTGCAGGTACTGTTGCTGCAGCTCAACTAAAAACAGATGAAGCAATCATCACTGGTACTGCTCAAATAGCAAACACTATCATCACTAATGCTCACATTCAAAATGGTGCAGTCGATAATGCAAAAATCGGTAATGTAATTCAATCAACCAACTTTGTTCAAAATACTTCAGGTTGGAAGCTTGATAAAAACGGTGGTTTGGAAATCAATGGTGGTAACTTTACTCTTCGTGATAATCAAGGTAATGTAATACTTGCAGCAAATGGTCAAGCTCGTGGTGTAACTGGAGGCAATCTTCTAAAAAATGCAAACTTCAGTGCTGTAATCAAAGCAACTAAAAATCAATTCAAACCTGCTCCTCGTGATTGGGTTGCTGGAATGACAACAGGAAGTCGAGCTGAAGTCTGGACAGACACTGACTGGGGGCCAGGTGGCGAAAGTACTGCAACAATCATTTCTGGTACTCAAGACATGACTAACTGGTCGTACTTGTATCAAGATGTACCTATTGAGCAGCTTCGTTGGTATGAACTAAGTTGCTACACTGGTGCTCATAGATGTACTACATTCGTTCAAATACAATGGCTAAATCTTGATAGAACTGCAATCGTATCATCAGCAACAAGCCCTTCAAATGTCGCTACTCAATCATTCTGGCGAGTACTTGATAATGCAG